AAATTAGGTGGACATTGGAAAGATGAATTAGCATATAAAGGTTTGTCTGGACTCATAGGTAAAGAAGAAATGCTAAGAGAAGTACATAAACATAATGCAGAAAATCGTATAGGTAAAAAACATAAAGGTGATCTAAGTAGATTTGCACACTGGACAGGAAAGAAAATGTCCTTAGAACATAGAAAAAATATAGCAAAAGCTGGAATAGGTAGACCTCAATCAGACCATCAGAAACAAGTCACTAGAGAATTAAGACAAAAAGCCTATACTATCACAGACCCTAAAGGTAACACTTTTGATATAGTAAATCTATTAGAGTTTTCAAGACAAAACAAATTAGATCAAGGCAATTTAACTAAGGTTGCACAACATAAATCAACTCAACATAAAGGGTATAAGGTATCGTATAAATAGTAATATGACAGAAACAAATATAAATCTTAGACAACCGAGTGTAATGGACTATGCAAGTCGAATACAATTTAGGTTTAAAATGTCTAAACTACCAGAAGTAGAGTTTTTTATACAGACTGCAAATGTACCTGGTATTACTCTAGGTTCAACTAGTTTTGAAACACCATTAAAAGACATTGCAGGTATTGGTGATAAAGTTACATATCAAACTTTAGATGTATCGTTTCTAGTAGATGAAAATTTAAATAACTATAAAGAGTTGCACGATTGGATTACCGGTCTAGGATTTCCACAAGACCATTCTCAATTTTCTGCTTTACAAGCAACAGGTGCTGATAGATTTCCAGGTTCAACTGCAAGTTCAACCGCAACAGGAACATCTATTAAACAACCGCTTTCTGAAGGCGGTATGTATTCAGACGCAACTTTAACAATTCTAAATAGTAAGAACATTGCTAAGACTGAAATAAGATTCCAAAATGTTTTTCCGATATCATTAGGATCAATATCTTATGATGTTAAGGCAAGTGATATAGATTACATACAAGTGGCAGCAAGTTTTAATTATATGCATTACGAAATAGTACAGTTATAATACTAAACAATATATAGGATGACTTTTGATGAATACTTTAACATGAATCAATACGGCCGTCTGCCTAGGTAATAGGCAATCAAGACAAGGTCAGACCTCATAAAAAAATGGTACAAATGCTTTACAATTAATCAAAAAGGTGATATAATATATACATGACATTAGAAGAATTACAACAATCGGTAGATAGAGATTTTAAATTAGATGATACAGAATTAGACGCTGAATCAATTAAGATACCTTTATTACATAATAAGTACCTACAATATTTTAATAAGTTTTCTTTACTATTAAAGAAATCGGAATATGAACATAAGACTATGTTAAGAGATAAATGGGAATACTATACAGGTAAAGCAGACGCTGCTGTATATGCATTAAAACCTTTTGATATAAAAGTATTAAAGTCAGATGTACATATCTATATGGATTCAGATTCAGATTTACAAAGAGCAGATCAAAAAGTTGCTTACCAAAATCAAATCGTTAAGTACCTTGAACAGGTTTTAAGAAGTATTAACAATCGAACATTCTTAATTAAAAACGCTATAGAATGGAAAAAGTTTACTAGTGGAGCAATTTAATGACTAATAAACATTTTTTTAAAATCAAATCAAAAGATATTCAACAAGTCTTTCCTACACATATTTTTATAAAAGATAACTACATTGATATTGATAAAGTTCACACTATGAAAGATGAAGTTAATAATATGTATAGAGGAAGTCAAAAACCTAATTGGCAATCAGGTCACGACTTACACGAGAATGAAGTATTTAAATATTTTTTAATAGATATAAGTAAATCTGCTTTTCAAATAATTGACCAATTACAATATAAGGTAGACGGAATACAAATTACTGATATGTGGGCTAATGTATTAAAGCCTGGTGAAACTCATCAACCACATACTCATTCAAATAATTTTTTAAGTGGAGTTTTTTATTTAGACGCCGAAGAAACATCTGGTATTACTTTTCAGGACCCAAGACCAGCTGCACACGTTATACAACCTAGTAGGATTAAAACAGATTCAAACAACGCAAGTTTATTAAATTATCAATCTAAAACAAATAGAATCATAATATTTCCTTCATGGCTAGTACATTGGGTTCCTATAAATCAGTCAACGAGAGATCGTATAAGTATATCATGGAATATACAATTAAAAGGACGAGTAGGTGAACACCATGAATTTCAATCAGGACAATTCTAATCTTCTAATCATAGAAAAAAAAGACGAAGTTTACATTACGGTAGAGTGTGACCCTAGTGTACAACGAGAGATATCTGAATTCTTTACTTTCTATGTACCAGGATACAAATTTATGCCCGCATTTCGGAATCGTATGTGGGATGGTAAGATAAGATTGTTTTCACAAAAGACAAAAGAGATATACTTTGGACTATATCCTTACATTAAGGCATTTGCTGAAGAAAGAGGATACAATATAGTATCTGGTAAAGATGTAGAGATAGATAACAAGGTTGATAAAGAAACGGTAACTAAATTTTCGAATAGTTTAGGTCAGAAATTTGAAGCAAGAGATTATCAGATAGACGCTATATATCATAGTTTAAAACGAAATAGGGCGCTGCTAGTGAGTCCTACTGCCTCTGGTAAGTCATTCATCATATATTCCTTGATCCGTTACTACACACATCTAATCAAAGAGCAACACAACAATAGAATAATTTTAATTGTTCCTACAACATCATTAGTGGAACAAATGTATACCGATTTTGAATCATATGGTTGGAATGTAAAGAAATATTGTCATAGATTATATAGTGGATACTCTAATCAAACCGATAAGAAAGTGTTAATATCTACATGGCAAAGTTTATATAAGTTACCGAAAGAATACTTTAATCAATTCGGTGTTGTATTTGGTGATGAGGCACATCTATTTAAATCTAAATCATTAACAGAAATTATGACTAAACTTACTGATTGTAAATATCGTATTGGTCTTACAGGAACATTAGATGGCGCTCATACACACAAGTTAGTATTGGAAGGACTATTCGGTGCTGTAAATAAAGTAACCACAACAAAAAAGCTTATGGACAAAAATCAGTTAAGTAATCTTGTTGTGAGATGTCTAATACTTAAACATAGTGAGGCAAATGCCAAGATTATATCAAAAGGTAAGTATCAAGATGAAATAGATTATCTAGTATCAAGTAAAGCTAGAAATAATTTTATTCGTAATTTGACACTTAAACTAAAAGGCAACACTTTAGTTCTATTTCAATTAGTAGAGAAACATGGTAAAGATTTATATAAAAACATTCAAGACAAAGCGGAAGAAGGCCGAAAGGTTTTTTATATATATGGTGGAGTTGATACAGAAGAAAGAGAGAAGGCTCGGGCAATAGTTGAAACAGAAAACAATGCCATTATTGTAGCAAGTTATGGAACATTCTCTACTGGTATTAATATTAAAAATCTACACAATATAATCTTTGCAAGTCCATCTAAAAGTAGAATAAGAAATCTACAATCTATTGGTAGAGGATTAAGATTAGGTGATAATAAAGTCAATGCCACTTTATATGATATATCAGATGACTTAACTTATAAGTCTAAAGAGAATTACACACTTAAGCACTTCCAAGAACGAATCAATATCTATACCGAAGAAGAATTTGAATATGAAATACACAACGTTAACCTAAAAGAAAAAATAGAAGGAGATAAATAATGAACGAATTAGACTATGCATTAAACACAGTATTCTTTTTGATATCAGGTGCAATGGTTATGTGGATGGCGGCAGGATTTACTGCTCTTGAAGCAGGTTCAGTAAGAACCAAAAATGTTACAGAAATATTAACCAAGAACGTAGCATTGTTTTCAGTAGCAAGTATTGCGTTCTTGTTGTGCGGTTATAAAATTATGTATGGATGGGTTGAGCCAGAAGGTCATGCCATCTATGCTGATTTCTTTTTCCAAATGGTATTCGTTGCAACTGCAATGTCTGTTGTTTCAGGAGCAGTGGCAGAACGTAAAAAGTTATGGTCATTCTTGATATTCTCAACAGTATTTGCGGCAGTGATTTATCCACTAGAAGGTCAATGGACTTGGGGAGGTGGATTTTTAAGTGGACTAGGATTTATTGATTTTGCTGGTTCTGGCATTGTTCACATGGCTGGTGCAAGTGCGGCACTTGCGGCTGTATTATTAATTGGACCTCGTGATGGCAAGTATGATAAACATGGCAATCCAAAGAATATTCCAGGAAACAATATGCCACTGGTTGCACTAGGTACGTTAATCCTATGGCTTGGTTGGTTTTTCTTTAATGGAGGATCACAATTAAAATTTGATACTATATCTGATGCACAAGCATTAGGTAAAATCTTTGTAAACACTAACATGGCTGCCTCAGGTGGATTGTTAGGTGCAATGATTGTATCTAAACTATGGACAAAACGAGTTGTACTTAACGTAACACTAAACGGTGCATTAGCAGGACTAGTTGTTATTACTGCTGACCCCCTATCACCAAGTCCAGAGTTTGCAATACTATACGGACTATTAGGTGGAATTTTAATTCCAGTTTCTATGACTTTACTTGAGAAGTGGGGAATTGACGATCCAGTTGGTGCTATTTCTGTACACGGTATTGCAGGTATAATTGGATTACTATTAGTTCCTATCTTTAACATTGATGGAACAATACTAGCACAACTATATGGTATTGGTATTATCGGTGGCTTTGTGTTTACAACATCATATGCGGTGTGGTTTATACTAGGCAAGACAATTGGTATTAGGGTAGGCAAAGAAGAAGAACTTGTTGGCTCTGATATGTATGAAGGTACTGGCAATGCTTATCCAGAGTTTATGAATAAAAGAAAGTAAGAATTTGAATATGAAATACACAACGTTAACCTAAAAGACTAAATAGTAATATGGCTAATAAAACAGATTATCGTATAATTAAATTAACCGACAGCACAACTCTTATGGGTAGTATAACGGTTGATAAAGATTTTTTAAGAATCTCAGACGCATTAGAGCTTCAAACTGTACAAAGAGATAGTGGGTTCGGTATTAAAGATGATTCTGTATTGGCACCTTGGATGTTATATACAACTGATAAACAGTATGTTATACCTAGAGATAAAGTATTAGTAATTGCTAAAGCAGATAAAAACATATCAAACTATTACGAAGTAATATTAGCAAAATTAAATAAAGATGCCAAAGCAAAAGCTCCGTTGTCTGCTCGAGAAATTGAAAAGATATATCATATAGCTGATAAACTTGATCAAGCGGTAAATAGCGAAAATGATAATGTAGGTTGGACAGAAGAAGATCTTATAGACTTATATAGTAAGAAAACTATCCATTAATAATTTATTTAAGTTGCTAGCTAGGAGCTTTTCTCAAGCGACTACATAGTCATTTTATCACAGATTTTGAGGCTCGTCAAGCAACCTGTAGGAATAGTTTACCGTGCAACTTGCTTTACATTTGATAATAAAAATGTTATAATACTTTATATAACAAGAAAGAAAATTATAATGAATAAAATGAAAACAAGCAAAACAAGCAAAGTTAAAACAAAAACAAGCAAAGCTAAGTTGAAACCTCATTATGTAGATAATAAAAAGTTTCTTCATGCTATGACCGAATACCGTTCATTGCTTGAGATTGCAGAAAAGAAAAAAAGAAAAGCACCACAGATAACAAATTACATTGGTGAATGTTTTTTAAAGATTGCTAATCACTTGTCTTACAGACCGAATTTTATAAACTATACTTATCGAGATGATATGATTTCAGATGGTATAGAAAATTGCTTACAATATATGAGTAATTTTGATCCTCACAAAAGTAATAATCCATTTGCATATTTTACACAAATAATATACTATGCTTTTATTAGAAGAATACAAAAAGAAAAAAAACAACAGGATGTTAAAGCAAAGTTAATTGCAAATTCAGATACCGAAATGATGTTAGATTCATTAACTGGTGATGACGCTCAATACAAAAATCAAATGTTAGAGTTTTTAAAAAAGAATGTATTCCCAAGTGTCGCAAGTGAAACAAAACCAAAAGATAATAAGAAAAAAAAGAAATTACATAATTAGACAAGTATGAAAATAGCCCTACTGAATGACACACACTTCGGTGTGAGAAACGATAGTATTATATTTGATGACTTCTTACATAAATTCTATGAAGAAGTATTTTTCCCATATCTGGATAAACACAACATCAAAACACTTATTCATTTAGGTGATGTGGTTGATAGAAGAAAATATATTAACTTTAGAATTGCTGATACTTTCAAAAAGAAATTCTTACAAAAACTATGGGACAAAAAAATTGATACCCATATTCTAATAGGTAATCACGACATATACTTTAAAAATACAAACAGCATAAATGCTCTACAACAGTTATGTACGGCGCCCGATGGGGTCAACGAACCTTGGATATATGAGGAACCTAAAGTAGTTAATTTTGATGGTTTAAATATATTAATGTTACCTTGGATCAATCCAGAAAATCAACAACAATCTTTTGATATATTAAACACAGCAAAGGCTGATGTATGCATGGCCCATTTAGATTTAAATGGTTTCTATATGCACGAGAACATAACACAAACACACGGATATGATAAGAGTATCGTAAAAAGATTTGATAAGACATTTAGTGGTCACTTTCATACAAAGAGTGATGATGGTCAAATATTTTATTTAGGTGCTCAATATGAAATGACATGGTCAGATTATGGTCAACAAAAATACTTTCATATATTTGATACTGAAACAAGAGAGATAGAAGCAATACCTAATCCAAATACTATATTTTCAAAGTTAATGTATAATGATACCGAAACTAATTATGATGACTTTGATATAAGTCCTTTTAATAATAAATTTGTTAAACTCATTGTAGTATCTAAAAAGAACAATGAAATGTTTGATAGATTACTTGATAGACTATATAATAAAATTACAGTACATGAATTAAAAATACTAGAAGATTACTCCGACCTTAATGCTAATCTAGTAAGTGATGATGTTGTAGAAGGTACAGAAGATACAATGACACTTGTTAATAATTATGTAGATCAATTACCAGTTGATTTAGATAAAGATAAATTAAAGAATATGATTAAAGAAACATTTGTGGAGGCTCAAGATAGTGATATCACTGCCGAATAAAAAATATAATATAATCTATGCTGATCCACCATGGCATTTTAAATCAAGAAGTGAAAAAGGAGAAGGTAGAAATGCCACTCAACATTATGATTGTATGTCATTAGAAGATATTTGTAATATGCCTGTACAAGAAATAGCAGATAAAGATTGTGTATTGTTAATATGGGTTACTGACCCATTATTAGAAAAAGCATTTAAAGTCATTGACGCATGGGGATTCAAATACAAGACAGTAGGATTTACATGGGCAAAATCAAACAAAACTAATATGGGAATGTTTACAGGTTTAGGATATTGGACAAGATGTAATCCAGAAATGTGTTTACTTGCAACAAAAGGTAAACCAAAAAGAGTTAGTAAATCTGTAGCACAATTAGTTATAGATCAACGTAGAGAACATAGTAGAAAACCAGACAGAACAAGAAATGACATAGTTGAATTATGCGGTGATCTACCTAGAATAGAATTATTTGCCAGACAAAAATTTGCTGGTTGGGATGCATGGGGTAATGAAGTATGATAATATTTAAAAAAGTAAGATATAAAAACTTTCTATCAACAGGTCAACAGTTCATAGAAATACAATTAGATAGATCATCAAAGACATTGGTTGTTGGTGAGAATGGTGCAGGCAAATCAACCATGCTTGACGCATTATGTTTTGGTCTATTTCAAAGAGCCTTTAGAAGTATTAAAAAAGAACAGATGGTCAATAGTATTAATGAAAAAGATTGTGTTGTAGAGGTAGAGTTTATCATTGGTCAAAATCAATACAAGATTATAAGAGGCATTAAGCCTAACATATTTGAGATATGGTGTAATGGTGTGATGTTAAATCAAGATGCTGCTCAAAGAGATTATCAAAAACATTTAGAATCTACAATATTAAAATTAAACTTTAGGTCATTCACACAAGTTGTTATATTAGGTAATGCCTCGTTTGTTCCTTTTATGCAATTAAGAGCAAGACATAGAAGACAAGTTGTAGAAGAAATATTAGATATAGAAATATTTTCTAAAATGAATTTAATGTTTAGGGAAAAAGTTAAATCACAAGATGACTTAATCAAACAAACAGATTTTAATTCTCAATTAATTGAAGGTAAGATAGATTCACAAAAGAAACACATAGAAGAAATAAGTGGTAACAATCAACAATCCATTGATAAAAAAATATTAGAAAAACAAAAAGCACAAACTGATATAGATAACTATCAATTGGATATAGATAGAGTATCAACTGAAAAAGCTTCATTACAGAATGAAATAATAGATGAAACTAAAATAAATAATAAGTATAAACAACTTCATAATATGGAGGCAAAGTTAGAAAATACTTGTGGTAAACATAAGAAAGATTTACAATTTTTTGAAACACATAATGATTGTCCTACCTGTCAACAGACTATTGACGAGGCATTTAAAACAAGTATTATTGATAAAAAGAAAAACAAGGTCATTGAAATTGATAGTGCAATGAGTCAGTTAGTAAAAGAAATTACCACTACTGAAACTAGACTAGCTAAAATAAACGAAACAATGATTGTAATAAGAGAAAAAGAATTATTGATTAACCGTTTTGAAACATCTATTATAGAAATAAAAAAATATATTAAAAATAAACAAAATGAAATAGATGAGTTATCAGATGACAAGTTCACAACAGGTGTGGCCACTGGTCAACTTACAGAATTGCAAGAACAGTTAACTGAATCAGAAACAGCTAAAGTTAAACAAAAAGATGAAAAGAATTATTTAGATACTGCTAGATACTTAATGCAAGATACAGGTATTAAAACAAAAATTATTAAACAGTATCTACCGATAATGAATCAGCTTATTAATAAAAATTTAGCAGACATGGATTTCTTTGTTAATTTTATTCTTGATGATGAGTTTAATGAAACAATTAAATCAAGATTTCGTGATGAATTTAATTATCATTCTTTTAGTGAGGGTGAAAAATTAAGAATAGATTTAGCAATACTATTTACCTGGAGAGAGATTGCTAAAATGAAAAACTCTACAAATACAAATCTATTAATACTAGATGAAATATTTGACAGCTCATTAGATGCTTCAGGTACAGATGAGTTTATGAGAATATTAACAAACAAACTAGAAAAAGAAAACGTTTTTGTTATTTCACACAAGGGAGATACTCTAATAGATAAGTTCCCTAGTATATTAAAATTTGAAAAATATAAAAACTTTACAAGGATGGCATAATGACAGAAGAACAACAAATAGATTTAAACGTATTTTATCTAGGCACTTGTGTGGTGAAGTTTAATCTACCTATACAATTAATAAACAACATTAATAAGGCGTATGATGAAAATTTAAAAAATCTGAAACCACATAATAATCAACTTGCAGGTAAAATTGCAGAAGAAAATAAGGTTGATGAAATATTAAATGATGATATAAAAAATATTTTTCAATCATGTTTTGTACAATATTTAAATGTAATTCAAAAATCAAAATGGAATCCTGTTTTATCACAGGCATGGATAAATGAAATGAAATCAGGTGAATACAATCCCCTACATTATCATACAGGTGTAAAATCTGAAGTAGGACTATCTTCTGTATTGATGTTAAAAAGACCCAATTCGTATGGTGTAGAAGCATCTAGGGAAGAGCGACCTGCAAACGGGTGGTTACAATTTACTGGCGGCGATCAATCACCACTTGGTGTTTCGCAAATACGAGCTGACGCACAAGTAGGAGAGTTTTATGTATTTCCATATAGTTTATTACATGGAGTATACCCATTCAATGGTACAGATGAAGTAAGACGAACACTATCTTATAACTGTGATTTAATTAAAAAAGGAAAATAATATGGCAGACAAACTAACACCAGAGAAAATAGAAGAAATCGCTAAGAATTTTGAGAAGATACAAGACGGTAAAGTTCCGATAATCAAAAGCGAGAAAGAAACAATTAAACTAGACTATACCACAAAAGATATGAATGTGTTTAAACCAAAAACAAAAGAATCAGCTGCAGAAAAAAGATTATTACCTTTAATCCCACCTACTGATCCTAGATTATTAATGCAAATTGCACCTTTTATGGACGACACTTTAAAACAATTTGATTTTAAAGATAGAGTTGATTTAGGAACAGCAATGTATAACAGTATGATTAAGTATGGTGGTATAGGACTATCAGCTAATCAAATTGGATTACCATATCGTATGTTTGTTATGGGAGGACACCCTTCTATTGAGAATGGTAGAGTAAGATATGTTTTCAATCCTTTAATTAATGATGTGAGCGAAGAAACAGTAGTTATGAAAGAAGGTTGTTTATCTTTTCCATTCTTATTTTTGTCTATCAGTAGACCTAAATGGTGTTCTGTAAAATATACAGATCAACATGGTAAAGAGATAGAAGAAACTTTACATGGTATGCCAGCAAGAATATTTCAACATGAAAACGAACACATGAATGGATATGTATTTACCGATCTAGTAAGCAAGTTTAAGTTAAAAAGAGCAGAAGAAGTTAAACTAAAACTGTTAAAGAAATTTGCAAAAAATGGTGCAATACGTTAATGAACCTAAAAAGTAAAAATCAAAAGGAGAAAAATGAGTAACTTTAAACATGATTCTGGTTTAGGATCTGACACTAAATCTTCCCAAGAAGAAAGAGACAAACTAATGAAAGAGTTTTTAGACAAGGGTGGTAAAATTGAAAAAATAAAATCACCTGATCTTGATTTTAGAGGTACACCTTTTCCAGATTTAAAATCATATAAATCAAATACATATCACGATATTGATAATAACAATAAACCAATGACAGCACAAGAAGAAGATGCCAATGCAGGTATTGAAAGAAACACAGACGAATCTGTAAAAAGTGAGGTCACTAATGATTAGAGAATTAAATGTAAAACCATATAAAAGTTCGTTAGTAAAAGTATCTAAATTTTTAGATAACTTTGAATTTAAAAAAGTTAAAACAAAATACACAAAGGGTGATGATTGGACTGCTTTATCTTTTCATGGTTATGGTAACCACCCCTTAGACATATTGAAGCCTGGTGTTTTAAAAAGTTCAGTAAAGATAGACACTAAATTACAATATACTACCTTAATAAATCTTGAAGAAATGAAACCTATATTAGAAATACTAGATAAACTTCCTTGCACTTTTGAGAGAGTTAGATTTATGAAATTAGAAGCAGGTAAAGTTATCGGTAAACACTCCGATAAGATTGACAAAGATATAACAAGCGGAAAGATAGTTAGAATACACGTTCCAATTCGTACAAACGAAAATGTTATATTCACTCTATATGAAAGTACCAAAGACAAAATCGGACAAGAACATAATCTAAAAACTGGTCATTTTTATTACACAGATGTTAGTAAACCACACGCTGTTCAAAATAACTCCAGTGTTGATAGAATCCATTTAGTTGTTGATTGTGTATCAAATTCATCACTTAAAGCGATCATAGCTTGACTAGGACCGTGATCTGTGATAGCATATGAAGTATGTATCATGCAGTAGAATCAGATTTTGAGAAAGTAAAAGAAATCTTTTATTCACATAAGAAATGGTTTCCTCATATCAGAACCGATTATATGAAACGTATGATCGCTAGAAAAAATTTAATATTAGATAATGATGTTGTTATCACATATAACTTCTATAAGAGAAAACAAAAAGTAGGAGATATTCAAGCATATAAAAACGATTGTATTCTTCATCAAATTGCAGCCAAGAACAAAGGTACTGCTAGTGATGTATTACAAAGATTTTTTAAGTTTGTAAATAGACAAGTTTATTTAAGTGTGAGAAGTGATAACGAAGTAGCAAAGAGTTTTTATTTAAGAAACAATATGAAATTAGTGGGTAAAACAAGTTGGGCAAAGGGTACTCTGCCTGGCGATGTATTTGTGTATAACAAAAATGTTGATGGTGTTGATGTTGATTGGTCAACAGAAAAATGGTAAACTCGGCTATATGATAGAAGATAAAATTTTACAAGAAGTACATGACAATTGGAAACAAAAAGGTTTCCCTTATTACTCTACAAAAAAAGAATGGAGAGATAATATATTCAATCAGTTAATTAATTTTAGACGAGATACTTTAGTTGATAGAAAGAATAAGATTATTGGTCAAGCTCCACACGGCCTTAACCTTGCATGGTCCTTTATGGAACACGCCTGGGCAATTAAGTGTGGTAAGATGAAAACTCCTATGGAGATCTGGAATGATGAAGAACATCTTAAAAAAGGATTAAACAAAATACTATCAGGTACTTTCTTTAAACAGAAGTCTGCTCATACAATTACTGAATCAGATATGCGATCTATGTTAAGAAGATACACAGGTACTCAAATGGTATCTAATTTTAGACCTACGGCTGCGGCTGCAATGTATGATATCTTTGTAGATAAAGAAAGTCCACTTGAAGGTACTGAAGCAGGTACAGTATGGGATCCTAGTATGGGATATGGTGGTAGATTATTAGGGGCAATATCTGCTGGCGTTAATTACATAGGTACTGATCCTTGTATACCTACATTTGAAGGACTAGAAAAGATTAGAGACGAGTATGGTCATACTCATAAATCATATACATTATTAAGACAAGGTAGTGAAACGTATATACCAGAAGATAACTCACTAGACTTTGTATTCACAAGTCCACCTTACTTTGGTTGGGAAGCATACGGTGATGAGCCAGAACAATCAAGTATTAAGTTTTCAACATCTGATATATGGAAAGAGAAGTTTCTGAAACAAACGATTGCTAATGCATTTAAAGGTCTTAAAGAAGATAAGTTTTTAGGTTTAAACGTTGCCAACACAAAACAATATAAAACGTTTGAGGAAGATACAGTTGATCTTGCAAAAGAAGTAGGGTTTACACACACTGATACATGGTGGTTATCATTATCAACTCAACAAGGTGGTAGTGCTATTTCAACACTAGACGGAAATACTACTGAAACAAAACAAAAACAAAAGTATATGGGACGATTCGAAAGACCTGATATACCAGGTCGCAAATATGAACCAGTATTCATATTTCAAAAGAGAACAAAGTAAGAACATATAAAGTGTTGTATTTTTACAACACAATTTTCATTATATATCAACAAAACTAAATGGCATAATAGCGGTAAGAACGCTTGACTTTTATGCCAATTGGTGATAGCATAGTACTATATTATGATAAGAAATGATAAAAACATTAATAACAAGTCAACACTTGCTAAATTACTTGCAACAGAAAATATTGAAATACAAGAAAATGCTGTAAAGACAG